GAGATGCCACGATGCCTCATCACTGTTGAAAACAGCCACAAAGCCAGCAGGAATATCTGGTGGTGCAATATCGGTACTGTTTGCTGGCAGACCTGTATGAGGCGGAATATATGCGTCACCTTCACCAATAAATTCATTAGTTCCGGCCAGCAGATTATAAATTTTTATGGTCCGTGCTTGTTCACTCATTCTGAATGCCATTATGCAAGCCTCACAATATAGTTAAATGCGATGTTTTTGACGGTGTTTTCCGCGTTACCCGCAGCGTTAACGGTGATGGTGTGTCCATGTGAACCAATCGCAACGGAGTGCGTATGCGCACCAATACCTACAGTATGTGCATGTGCGCCAGAACTTGCTGCAGTACCAGACAGCGAGTGGGTATGAGCACCTGCTGACTGTGTCTGAATACGTTGATAATACGATCTATAGGAAGAAGTCTCCGGGCTTACTTGATACTGTGAATTCTGGACATAAGTGAACCCACCGCCATCATAAAATGCTAACGCAGAACCGCCGCCTCCTGGCCAACGAATACCATTACCATGAGTATGAACACCGGCAGACCCCGTAGAGCCACTCAGACTGTGCGTATGCGCCCCGGTGTTATTCGTGGATTTAGTGCCGTAATCAAACGACGATGTGGTTTTCGTCCCCAAATCCGTACTGGATGCGCTGGCGCTGTGGGTGTGCGATTTAATGCCGTCCTGTTCCTGAGACAATACGGCCCGGCCACTGGCGGGTTTGCCCTTGATTGTCCAGCCGCGCATATCTGGAATAACACCTGAAGGATAGGCAATAGCCAGTTTCGGATATGCTGCCTTATCAAACGTCTGCCCCTGCATGATTGCATAACCTGCAGGTGGTGTATCTGATGGCCACGGCAGCGGAACACCTGGCGGAAACGCTTCAATATTTGCCGAGCCGTCAAATTTTACGCCGTTAATTGTCCTTGCAGTTTGCAATTTGGTTGCTGTGCTTGCATTACCCGATAAAGATCCAGTGATACCACCACTCGCGTTTAATTTAGTTGCAATTGTAACATTGCCAGTATGGTTACTAATTATAAACGGCCTTAAGCTATTGTGCGTACCAAGACTGTTACCCGAATCTGTCAACATAAAATATGTGTTTGATCCATCATTTCGGATAAAGAATCCATAGTTGCCATAGGCAATACGCAGACCATTTGCTGACCTTGAAATAACCTCACCAGCAGCAGTTAAACCACCTGAAAGAGTCCCTCCAGTTAATGCCAATGCCCCAATATTTGAAGGGGTCAATGTGATATTTGCACTACCATCAAATGACACACCGTTAATCGTTCTGGCTGCCTGAAGTTTCGTGGCGGTCGCAGCATTACCTGTAGTGTTTTGATTACCGGTAGCGTTGACTCCAGGCAAGTTGATATCTGCCGATCCATCAAATGCCACGCCCCCAATCTTACGTGCTGTCTTGATCTTGGTCGCAGTATCTGCGTTTCCGGTCAAATTACCAGTAACACTACCACCAACTTTTAGTCCATTACCGATGGACACCAACCCTGATCTTAAGTTTATAGAGAATGGTCTTAATGAACCGATGTCTCCATTTTCCCCCTCCCCTTCATTAGTCGGAATAAGATGAAGATGATCTTCGGAACGCCTAAAAATAAGGCCAAAGGCTTGGTTGAATATTCGAAGAGCATTTATCGTGCTGATTTTTAACTGCCCTCCCATTGTGTCGCCAGTTTTTTGAACTGAACTATCTTTAACAGTTTTAACTGCCTTTGGCGTTGCCGCCAGCTTTTCACTGGTGCTGTTTGTTGCACTGCTGAGCTGTACTATCCCCTTTTTCGTCGTGCTCGCATCCTCCAGCGCCACGGCGGATGCAATATCCTCTGCCCGTTTTGCTGCTGTCTCGGCGCGCGTTGCCGCGGATTCAGCAGCAACTTTGCTCTGAGATGCAGCCGTCGCACTGCCTGCCGCCTCTGATGCTTTCGTTGTTGCTGTCGTGGCACTACCTTTCGCTGCTGACGCTTGTCTGGTCGCCTCATCTTTTGAAGCAGACGCAGATGATGCCGATGACGCCGCTGAACTGGCTGACGATGCGGCTGCCGCCTTAGAGGAAGCAGCATTGTCTGCTGAAGTCTTTGCATTTGTTTCAGAGGTTTTTGCTGCAGAAGCAGACCTCGCTGCTGCAGTGGCTTGCTCAGTGGCTTTGCCAGCCTTCGTTGTGGCTGTTGAAGCGGATGATGCGGCGCTTTCTGCCGATTTTCCGGCGGCGGTGGCACTGGCTGAGGCCTGCCCGGCACTTGTTGACGCGGCACTGGCAGATAATGCAGCCGCTGTTTTTGAACCTGCCGCAGCTGAGGCGCTCTGTCCCGCTGCTGTTTCAGAAGACTTAGCGTTCGTCTCGGACGTTTTTGCCGCCTTCGCGGAATTTCCTGCCGCCGTTGCCGAGGAAGCTGCACTACTGGCACTTGATGATGCATTCGTTTCTGAAGATTTCGCTGCCTCTTTTGAGGCCGCCGCACCCCGTGCCGAGGTGGCAGCTTCTGACGCCTTCGTGGTCGCTGTGGATGCAGAAGTGGCTGCCGATTTTTGTGATGCTGCGGCATTCGTTTCTGACGTTTTCGCGGCACTGGCGCTGGTAGCTGCCGCGCTTTTTGATGACTCTGCAGCAGCAGCACTTTTTGCTGCTTCACGGGTCTTTGTCGATGCCGTTCCTGCGCTGGAAGACGCTGACTGAGCCGACGACGCGGCCTGTCCGGCTGACGTGCTGGCGGCACGTGCTGAGGCTGCAGCATCGGTTGCATGAGTTGCCGCCTCGCTGGCTGATGCACTGGCATCGCTGGCTGATTTTTTCGCGGCTGCCGTATTCTGTGCAACCGCGGAGGCGTTACGTGACACCTCTTCCACCATCTGCTCAAAGCGGCGCAGTGCCTCCGGTCGGACATCATCCTCCGTCATGGCACCGAGAAAATCATTCAGCGTACCTGATCTGGAACCTTCATAGACGGTAATGGTCCCGGCATGTGAAGGCGGAAAACCTTCAACCAGCAGGGTGACGCTGTACTGACCATGCTCAACATCCATGCTGTAACGTCCGGCTTCATCCGGATTTTCAGAGGCCACCGTGTTCACCACCACCGTGCTGCTGGTTCGTCTGGCCTTCAGCACAATGGTGCAGTTCTGTACTGGTTTTCCTGTGCCATCTTTAAGCACGCCAGAAATTTTTACTGTCATACTTTTCCACCAATAAAAAAAGCCCGCAGCAGTGACGCCACGGGCTTCAGGACAGTGTAACTTTACGTTTCCTCAAACGCAGTTCACCCCATAAGGTGGATGAACCTGCGTATCATAACAATATTTACAGAAGATAAATCGGCGTCTGTTGTCAGAAACGGTATCCGATACCAACAATAAATGCATCCGTTCGCCAGTCGCCACTACCGGAACCTTCATAAGCAAGGTCAATGGTCACGGATTCGGTCGGATTAAACTGCACGCCAGCCCCCCACGCCAGAGACGTGTTGCTGTGGCGACCGTCATCACTTCCGGTCAGCACATCGTGCGTTTTCCCCTTGTTGTCAGTTACGCGGAGATAATCCCCGGAGAAAGTCGACACACGGCTGTAAGCCACACCCACCATCGCATACGCGCTGAACCATTCATTCACGCGTACAGACGGCCCCGCCATCACGCTGAACCAGCGGTTACGCACGGAATCTTCATGCCAGCGGGTATCGCTGTAGCGCGTTTTTTGCTCATCCTCAGCATTGGCATAACTGAAGGACGTAATCAGCCCCAGCGCGTCCGTAAACTCATAACGGTATTTCACGTTAATCCCGTTCAGATCATCACTACCGGGAACGTTCGTCGAGGCATGGAGATACCCCGCGCTCAGCGTGGACTGATGTTCTGCTGCACTCGCTGGCGTAGCAGCGGCGACCTGCCAGACTACTGCGGACAAAATAACAGCACATAATTTACGCATAATTACCTCTCGCTTTTCTGCAATAAAAAAGGCGCCATTTCTGGCGCCCGTATCTGGGTTATAAAATTCAGCTAATCGTGATGCCTGCAGTGGCTTTCTTCATCACCACAACCAGCAAATCGCTGATACTTGCTGTGGGATACCAGTTATTTACCAGCCATGCTGACACCGAAAACTCCAGTGTCATGTGACCGTGACCGGCAGGCATATCAATAACACCACTGTAAATCAGCGTATTATCCAGCGCGGTACGGTTATAAATTTCAGCACCGTTTTTCCGCACTATCAGACGGCATGAGGAGTAAATATCAGTATGCTCTTTCTCATGTTTAGCGCCGCTGAATGCCACCGCCGGAATAACAATCTGCCGGTCAAACGGCTGATCGTCATAAACCCTGACGGTAATGGTTCCTGATGGCCACCGCTCCGGTGCACGGGAGTCCCGGGGGAAAGCTTTGCCCACTGTTTTAACGAGATCGCCTTCAATCTGGTTCGCGGACAATTTTCCCAGAACCCGACAGTTCTCGTTAATCGTGACGTTGTTGAGCGTCCCGGAGTTCGCATTCACGTTACCGCTGATATCGGCATTTTTCGCCGTCAGCCGCCCGTCCGGTGTCAGGGAAAATGCCGGAGGATTACCGCCGCTGGTAATGGTGGGAGCCGTCAGATATTTCAGGAACACTTCATTCATAAATATCTGATCGCCCTGACCAACAAACATCGGCTTTGTGTTGCCATTCGCAGGATTAATCATCGCAATCCTGTCTGCCGCCAGCAGCACCTGACTCTGCATTCCTGCTGGCGTATTCTCAATACCGGCACCGATACCCGCAATATAAAGGCGTCCGTCCTGCATCTGCTGCAGTTTCACGGCCCACATGCTGTTCAGGTTATTATTTGTATCAACCTGAACTTTCTGTATCTGCTGGATTGCCGCACTCTGATTTTCCAGTTTTTTATTGACGGTCTGCGTGATTTCATTGCTGACATTCGTAATGGACGTCCTGATTTCAGCCAGGTCCGGCGCAAGCTGACCGTTATCAATCTGCGTCCACAGCTCCTGGGCCAGATGTGTTTTCCCGATTTCTCCTTTGAAAAAATCCAGGTAACCTTCCGCATCATCGCTCGCCCGACCGACAGCCTCCACGAATGCCGATTTGCCAACAGTATTCACACTGCGGATATAAAAATAATAATCATGGCCCGGCTTGATATTGATACTGGCAGCTATCCAGTACAGCGCCGAGCCAAGATAGCGGGCTGCGGTTTCAACCTGCCTGATATCCGCAATCCGCTTTTCTGAGAACCAGAACTCAAACTGTACCGTCGGATCATAAACGGCAAGATACGGCGTGGCGGTTATCTGAAAATAGCCCGGCGTCAGCTCAATCCGCGACGGCGCTGCCGGTGCGGCAATCCGGAACGATACCGATGCCGGATCGCCCTGCTGCCCCCAGGCATTTGCCGCCCGGACTGTCAGCCTGTAGTTCCCTGGCGCCAGTTGCGTGAAGCGGTATGTGGTTTCCGTCGTCCGGGCCGTGCTGACCAGCCGCTCACTGCCGTCATCCGCTGCCACGGTCAGGCGAAGCATAAAGCTCACGCCCTTCACCACCTTCGGCGTGTCCCAGCGCGCCAGCACCTGATATTCCCCGCTGTCTGCGGTGACTTCGGCAGTCAGGTGCTGCACCGCGGGCGGCGTGACGCCATTCACCGTGCCGCTCTGGTCGCCGTCAAAGTGCGCCCCGTTATCCACGATGGCTTCTTTTTCGGGTACATGCTGCACGGCGGTGATGGCATACGTGCCGTCGTCGTTCTCACGGATACTCACGCAGCGGAACAGGCGCTGGCGCAACGTCGGCAACTTCAGCCCCCATACGCTGTATTCAGCAACGCCGTCAGGAACACGGCTCACTTTCACCTTCACGCCGTCGGTGACGGACTGGACCTCCACGCTGACCGGATTACCCTGCCCGTCAACCAGGCTTATCAGCGTGGTGCCGGAGGATGGCAGCGTGATTTCACGGTCGAGCGTCAGCGTCCGGGTCTGGCTGTTCACCGCCAGCACGCGACCACCGATGCTGATACCGGCATAGTCATCATCGCAGATTTCAATAACATCGCCCGGCACATGGCGAAGCCCTTCTGCGCCCACGCTGAAATCCACGGTCTGCGTTTCCAGCAGTTCCGTTTTAATCAGCCACAGCCCGGCTCGGTGTGCCTGCCCCCGACTGGTACAACCAAAGGCATCCATCTTCGTGACATTACGACCGTAACGGGCAATGGCCTGCGTATCTTCAACAAGCTCTGTCGCCGTCTCCCAGCCGTTATTCGGGTCAATCCAGTTCACCTCAACGGCATTATGGCGGTCCTTCAGGGCGCTGAAGCTGTAGCGGAACGGCGCACCATCATCCGGCATCACCACATTACTGCGGTTATAGGTCCACACCTTATCTGATGGTCGGTCCTGCACGAACGTCAGCGTCTGCCCGTTCCATACCGGCATACAGCGCATCGCCGAGCAGAAATCACTGAGCACATCCCACGCCTTACGCTGTGTGGTCAGGTACGCATTACAGGTAATGCGCGGCTCCGTGCCGCCAAAGCCGTCCGGCACCGACTGGTCGCAGTACTGGCCGATGACATACAGCGCCCATTTATCCACATCCGCCGCACCAAGACGTTTCCCCATGCCGTAGCGCGGGTGGGTCAGCATATCCCACAGACACCAGGCCGGGTTGTTGCTGTATGCCGGTTTTAACGTTCCGTCCCAGATACCGCTGTATTGCCGCGTCTGCGGGTTATAGTTCGACGGCACCTGCAGAATACGCCCGCGAAGATGATAATTACGGCTCACCTGCTGGCTGCCGAACTGCTCCGAATCCACCTTTACGCCGACCAGTGCCGTGTTCGGGTAGCCCTGTTTCACATCGATGATTTCGGTGTATGACGACCAGAGCGTTTTGTTCTGCAGCTGGTCTGTGGTGCTGTCCGGCGTCATTCTGCGCATCCGGATATTAAACGGGCGCGGCGGCAGGTTATCCACCACCACCGAGGCCAGATACTGCGAGGTGGTTTTGCCCTTAATGGTGATGTCTTTTTCCGTCACCCAGCCACCATTACGCTGTATCTGAACCAGCAGGCGAACTTCCGACGGATTCCGGTCCCCCTTTGAGGTGGTTTCCACCAGTGCCTGCACACCGAAGGTAAAGCGCAGTCGGTCGATGTTTGCCGACGTGATGGCGCGGGTGATCGGCGTGTCATATTTCACTTCTGTACCGAGCACCGTCTCGGAGCCGGAGGATTCAAATCCCTCCGGCGGTGTCTGCTCCTGCTCACCTGCCCGGAACACCACCGTGACACCGGAGATGTTGGTATTCCCCTCACTGTCCAGCACCGGTGTACTGTTCAGCAGCACGCTTTTTAATCCATCCACCGGACCTTCAATCGGCCCTTCGCTGATGGCATCGATCACACTCAGTAATTGCGTGGATTTCAGGTTGTCCTTCGCTTCGCGCGGGGTATGCCCCTTACTGCTTCCTTTACCCATTCCTCACACTCCATAAACAACAAAGCCGCCCAAAAGGCGGCTCATGAGTTACAGCAGGATTAACTATTATTTACATGCATTAACACTATCAGCAAAAATTTTTGGCGTTAATGCTGGTACACGTTCATAAAGAGTAAAACTACTGCCATTTCCTGCTTTTTTGATATCAAGCACAACATCATATCCCCCCATAGCCTGTGGAACTAAAAGGCTTACCCCATTCTCAATAGGAAGGGATGTTATAGGTGTTCCATTACCAGCCCATTGTCTGGATATGCAGCCTGACAATTCATCAATATTTTTTAATGAATTACCTTCCATTACAGGTTTTCCGGATTTTACGTAATCCAAAGATTTACATCCTGTTAAGGCAATAATCGTGCAGAATAAAATCGTTTTGTTCATATAGCTAACCAATAGAATAATTATCAGTGTTCGATATAAATATTAAATCAGTTAGAACATGAGTAAATAATATTACCGCCCAATTACCACAACCTGACCACCATCCCCTTCATCTGCCGTGCTGATCTCCTGAGATGCCACACGTGACCCCACGCGCATTTCACCGTACAGAACAGGCAGGACATTGCCCTGGGCAACCATGTTATCCAGTGAGGAGAAATAGGTGTTCTGTTTGCCGTTATCCGTTGTCTGTGTACGTGGAGTTTTGGGTTTAGGGGCCAGCATCTGTGCGACACCACCAAGCGTCATCGCTGCCCCCATAGAAAAGAGAATGTTACTGAAAGCGATACTGATTCCTGGCATCCAGATTGCCGTAGCAATCAGCGCCGCACCCAGCACTGCCTGAAAAACACCACCACTTTTGGCACCCGCCAGACGCGGTACGATGTGGATCACGGCACCATTTGCCAGCGGCTCATTAAGACGGGATGATAATTCGGTTTCTCCTGCATCCCGCCCGGCAATCCGTACCTGATACCAGCCATCGCTCAGTTTCTGACGAAACGCCGGGAGCTGTGTGGCCAGTGCGCGGATGGCTTCAGCCCCCGTTTTCACACGAAGGTCGATGCGGCGGCCAAATCGTTGCAAATCCCCGTAAAGGCAGATGCGTGCCATGCCCGGTGACGCCAGAGGGAGTGTGTGCGTCGCTGCCATTTGTCGGTGTACCTCTCTCGTTTA